CCAGCTTTACCATCACCATGCCGCAAAACACTGCAACGACGGCACTCATCCGCAGTTCAATTTAAGGAGTTATTATGACCACAGACCGCATCAATGCTACTGACAAAGTGGAAGCTGCTTGCAGCTACAACACACAACCCTCTGACCAAATGAGCATTCAAGGCTCATACCACGCTGTCTGTTACGACGCGCAGGGTAACGTCAAGTGGGAAGACGGCATCAAGAACTTGGTGACAACCGTGGGCAAGAACCTGACGCTGGACACCATTCTCGGCAACTCGGCTGCTGGCGCTGTGGTGATGGGCCTCAAGGGCGTCGGTGCTGCCAACGTTGCGGACACCCAAGCCACACACACAGGCTGGCTGGAAGTGGGTCTGGCTAACGCTCCCACATACTCTGGTAACCGCAAGACGCCTTCGTTCAGCGCAGCTTCTGCTGGTAGCAAGACCACATCTTCGGCTGTTACCTTCTCGATCACATCGACTGGCACGGTCGCTGGCTGCTTCATCAACATTGGTGGTAGCGCAACAATTGACAACACCACTGGCACACTGTTCTCGGCTGGCGACTTTTCCAGCTCGAAGGCCGTTGTTTCCGGTGACTCGATTGCCGTTACGTACACAGCCACTCTGACCTAATCATGGCCGTCGGATGGGGCATAGGCACTTGGGGTTCTAACGCATGGGGCGGGGGTGAGTCATTCCCGGCCAGCGTTACGGAGACTGCCGCCCTTTCCGAAAGTCAGATTGCTTCTCAAGAGTTTGCGGTCTCTGTAGATGAGACTGCGGCATTTGCAGAAAGCCAGAACGCAGGTGCTACGTTTCAAGTGTCGGTCAGCGAGTCCTTGGCGGCTCAGACCGGCTGGGGCGTTGGTGCTTGGGGCAGTAATGCTTGGGGTGGATACAACACCATTTCGGACACTCAAACAGTTGCGTTGACGATCAACGTCGCGGTGTCGGAGACGGCAGAGATTACGGAAGCCCAGACGGCCCTGACGGACTACACGGCGGCGGTTTCGGATACAGCGGCACTGACAGAGACGCAGGTTGTTGCAGCTACGTTTGCCCTGTCTGTGAACGAAAGCACGGCAATCACGGAAGATCAAGCAGTTGCGGCCACGTTTGCGCTCTCTGTCACTGAGACAGTAGAGACCTCCACGGAAGAGATTGTTGGTACGGCGTTCAACGAAACGGTCGAGGAAAGCGTAGCAACCAGCACAACTGAGGCTGCGGCTACGGCTTACAACAGTCTGTCGGTGTCTGAATCTGCGGCGCTTACAGCTACAGAAGAAGCGGCTGTTGCGTTTGTTGCCTCAATCAACGAGTTGGCAGCGCTGACAGCACAGGAATTTGCGACTACATCGTACAACGTGAGTAGGCTGGAGACGGCCATAATCACGGAAACACAGAATGGTCGCTTCTTTTGGGAGCCAGTGGATGACATCCAGAACGCCAACTGGCAAAATATCACCAATACACAGTCAACATCATGGGTTGACGTTGTTACTCAGGAGTCGTAAATGACAACAGGAAATACCACACTGCTCGGACTGGCTCTGCCGGTTGAAGGCGAACTTGACGGCACATGGGGCGACGTTGTCAACGACTCGATCACCTCGCTAGTGGACTCTGCTGTGGCGGGTACGACCACCCTGAGCGCAGATTCAGACGTCACTCTGACCACCACAGCTCTTGCGGCCAACCAAGCCCGTCAGGCCATCCTTCGCTGGACGGCAAGCAACGGAGCCACGACACGCAACATAACAGCACCCGCTCAAAGCAAACCCTACATTGTGATCAACGAGGGTACGGGCTCGATTGTTCTGCGCGGTGCAGGCCCAACAACAGGCATCACAATTGCTGCCGGGGAGCGTTGCGTTGCAGCTTGGAGCGGTTCGGACTTTGTCAAGGTAGCCACCAGCACCGCTGATGGCGTAACAACTTTTTCCGGGGGCACGACTGGCCTGACTCCAAGCACCGCAACTTCCGGCGCGGTCACACTTGCGGGTACTTTGAGCGTTGCAAATGGCGGTACAGGCGCAACATCCCTGACGGCCAACAACGTCCTGCTTGGGAACGGAACCTCCGCTGTTCAGGTTGTTGCTCCCGGCTCAAGCGGCAACGTGCTGACATCTAACGGCACCACATGGCAGTCCACCACTCCTGCTGCTGGCTTCTCCGCATCGGCTGACAACACCTTTACAGGCACTCAGTCCTTCACGGGCACATCTGCAAAGCTGGCTGTTGTTTTGAACGATGCCGCAGAAGTTGCTACAGTATCAGCCACAGCAGCCACAGGCACAATCAACTACGACATCACAACCCAGTCGGTGTTGTACTACACCTCCAACGCATCAGCTAACTGGACGGTGAACTTTCGCGCATCTAGCGGTACAAGCCTGAACACTGCACTGTCCACAGGTCAGTCTGTCACTGTGGCCTTCTTGGTAACGCAAGGCTCAACTGCCTACTACAACAGCGCAGTGCAAGTGGACGGCACAACCTCTGGCGTGACTACACGCTGGCTTGGTGGTGCGCCTACAGCGGGTAACGCAAGCGGCATCGACAGCTATCGTTATTTGATCATCAAGACAGGCAGTGCCACCTACACAGTGCTGGCTTCTGTCACTCAGTTCAAGGCCTAAACCATGCCATTACAAGCAACATCTGGCGCTGCTACCTACGACGCTTTTGGTGGCGGTGTAGCGGCTGTGCCGAACTACATAGAAGAGTGTTTCAGTACGACACTATATACAGGCAACGGCTCTACCCAGACGATCAACAACGGCATTAATCTGTCGGGTAAAGGTGGTTTGGTGTGGTTTAAGTGGCGTGCTGGCGCTGGGCTTGGAGGTGCTGATCATTTTCTGTATGACACTCTGAGAGGTGCAGGAAATGTACTTAAGTCCAATACAACGGATGCACAATCACAACCGGGTAACGATTTATCAGCCTTTACTTCTTCAGGATTTACATTTGGAAGTGAGAGCACAATTAACGGGTCGGGTGGAACCTACGCCTCATGGACATTCAGAAAGCAGCCGAAATTTTTTGATGTGGTGACGTATACAGGAACGGGAACTACGGCACAAAATATTAACCACAATCTTGGTTCTGTTCCGGGTTGTATTATTATTAAACGCACAGACTCAACAGGCGATTGGGGAGTTGTCCACAGAAGCACAAATGCGTATGCAAATTACGGGTTTGTTGGCGGCAAGTTAAATACAACCGGTGTTGTAGGACAAACAGTTGCTGAAGATACTGGTATTTATTATGATAATTCAACGTATTTCCAAGTTGATGAAGGCAGCGCATATTTCAATCCTAATGCTTCTGGCGGTACATATGTAGCCTATCTCTTTGCCCACAACTCCGGAGGTTTTGGCCTGAGCGGTACGGACAATGTGATTTCGTGTGGGTCTTATGTCGGCAACGGTTCTGCGTCTGGCCCTGTTGTTACGCTTGGATACGAACCTCAGTGGATACTTGTAAAGGACGCATCGTTTGCCGCCAACTGGCAAATCGTTGACAACATGCGCGGCCTGACGGTTGAAAGTGACAACGTTCTGCGACCCAACACCAGTGGTACTGAGTACGCGCAAAATCTTTTTAGCCCCACGGCAACTGGCTTTAATGTCGTTACCACATCGTCTGATGTAAACAGGGAAAACTCGACATTCATCTACATCGCCATCCGCCGTGGCCCGATGAAAGTGCCGACAACGGGGACGAGTGTGTTTAGTCCAATTACAAACAGCAGTTCCAGAGGAACGGTGAATACAACGGGTTTTCCTGTTGATTCTCAATGGCTTAATGTCCGAACCGGTAATTCTCCCAATAATTTTTTCAACGATAGGTTGCGCGGTGTTAGCACAAACGCAGCAAGCACTGGCGTTACCTTAACTAGCACGGACACCAGCGCAGAATCTACAAGTTTTAATTCAACTCAGGCTTGGGATAATACTGGCTTCCAAACGTCCCAGTATTTTGCTACTGCTAGCAATGTTTATTGGAACTTCAGACGCGCCCCCGGCTTCTTTGATGAAGTTTGCTATACGGGGGATGGAAACCTTGCACCCCCACCTAGTGATTTTAAGGTTGCGCATAATTTGACAGTGCGTCCGGAGATGGTAATCATTAAGCGCAGAAATGGAACAAGCACTTGGAATCCTGCTGTTGCCATAAGTAGCACTCAATGGGTAAACGGCCCAACTACTGGGTTTGGTTTAAATCGCACCGACCCAGCCGACACACCATTTAATTTTTCCACATTGTCATATGCAACGGCTACTACTTTTAGCCCTGCTGTTGTAGCTGGCAATACAGGAGGCGGGTTTAGCGGAACCACAAATGATTCCGGCGCAACTTACGTTGCCTACCTTTTTGCCTCCTGCCCCGGCGTGAGCAAGGTCGGTTCATTCACAGGCACAGGCGCAACCCAAGTCATCAACTGCGGCTTCACTGGCGGTGCAAGGTTCGTGCTTATCAAGGCAACAAGTACAACAGGTAACTGGCTGGTGTGGGACAGCGCACGAGGCATCGTGGCAGGTAACGACCCCTACCTCGCTTTGAACAGCACAGCCGCTGAAGTCACCAACACCGATTGGGTGGACACTGCTGCAACAGGGTTTGAACTCAGCAATGCTGGTGGTAACTTGGCTAACAGCAACGGTGTGAGCTACATCTTCTTGGCAATCGCATAAGGAACAATCATGCAAATCAGAATCCGACAATCCGGCGCAGTGATGTACGAGGCAGAGTTCCGTGCATACCAGCAAGCCAACGGTGGCCCCACATGGGGTCAGACAACAGAAGAAATCTTGGACAGCTTGGGCGCTGATGTGGTCTTTGAAGGCCCACAAGCAACAGGCGGCACGGTCTATCAGTACAGCCAACGCGCTGGCGTTGAAGAAATCGAAGGCAAGTGGTACACCAAGTACATCCTTGGTCCCGTCTTCACCGACCGCCCAGCCACCGACACCGAGCCAGCCAAGACCGCTGCCGAGCAGGAAGCTGAGTACAAGGCCGTGAAGGACGCAGAGCAAGCCCAATCTGTACGCAACTCGCGTACCCAGATGCTCAAGGACAGCGACTGGACGCAGATCGCCGACAGCACTGCTGACAAGGCTGCATGGGCCACATACCGCCAAGCCCTGCGCGACATCACCGCGCAAGCCGGGTTTCCTTGGACTATCGACTGGCCTACCCAGCCATGAGAGACTGGGCCGTTAGCTTTATAGCTGCGGCCCTTACTGTTGGGCTCATTGTCTGGTGCGCCTACGTTGTCATCCCGTTGTTTAGGTGATAGGTATGTTGGCGGAAATTGCGGCGGCGAACGCGGCTTTCAGCGTGATCAAGGCGGCTCTTGCCAACGGCAAAGAACTGTCGGCTCTGGGCTCCAAGGTCTTCGACTACTTCGACAACAAGGCGAAGATTCAGGAGAGCGTCACCAAGAAGGGTGGCGGCTCCGACCTTGAAGAGTTCATGGCGCTGGAGCAACTCCGGCTGCAAGAGGAAGAACTCCGCGAGCGCATGGTCTACGCCGGACGTCCGGGCATGTGGAATGACTGGGTGAAGTTTCAAGCGGCTGCTGCTCGTAAGCGCAGGGAAGCCCAAGAGGCCGCAGAAAGAGCTGCGAAGCTGCGCAAGGCCAAGATGGAGAGGCTGGTTGAGTACATCGCTATCGGCATCGCCACGGTGATCCTTGCTGGCCTGATCATTTACGGAATCGTTTTGTACATGCTGCACCTGAGATGAGCGATGAGAAGCTGAACGCCAACACAACACTCGACAAGGTGCTCGGGTATGTGGACTCGCCGTTCAAGCTGTTTGCCATCCTCCTGATGGGGATTGTGGCCTTCGCTGGGTACTTCCTTTGGCAGAACCAAGAGTTCATGCGGGACGCCTACAAGGAGTCCAAGAAGCTGCCGGAGATTAATACCTCACGGGCGGATGACGCAAGCTCGATGCTGCTCAAGAGGACAGGGGCTACGGTGGTGGCGGTCTTCAAGGTCAACCCTCTGTTCAACAGTCGGGTGCTCTATCGGGCCTACACGAAAGACGGCAGGGACAAGACGATTGAGGACATCGACGTGGGGCTGTTCAGCCAGAACTCGGCCAACAACGCGGACGTGGTGCGGTTGATGACTAACGAGATTCCTTGCGGGGAATACCGTTACGCGCAGTCTGAGGTGGGCCTGTGGTACTTGGAGAAGGGTGTGACGTACACCTGCCGGGTGAGCGTACCGCCAGACAGTCACAGGTTTGTGGGACAGATCACAGTGGGCTGGGCACAGCAGCCCGAGAACATTGAGCAAATAAAATTCATGCTGGAGATCGCTTCAGCCATGTTAACCAAAAGGGGCCACTGATGTTGCCAATCATCG